AATAATCCAAAAGGATCATTGTCAGTGTTATATACATTAGTATGTGTGATGTTAAATTCAAATTGCCAATACCAAAAATGATTAAGGTCTTTATCGTTTTTTAACAGAAACCCAAAGTTAGTGTTATTCGGATTGAATTCAATTTTATAAGGGTATTTTAAAAGATCAGGTGACCCTCGCAATGATAAACACTGTAAGATCGTATCAAAGTTTGCTTGTGAGTTGCGTTGTTGTCTCCACACATCAGTGTCATCACTTTTAGGCTTAGAACGATTCAACACATTTGTCTGTGTGATGTCGAATAAGGTGTAACATGCAATTCTTTGATTCATGTTAGTATTTAGTAGCCAAAAAAAAGCCTCTAATAAAAGAGGCTTTTAATTATTTAACTAAAACTTAGTTAGAGTTAAATGTAACGCCTGTAGCAGAAGTTGTAACTGCATAGCCTAGAGCCGCTGTTAAAGCAACGTCTAAATCACCACCGTTAGTGAAATCCCATCCTTCTGTTGGGAATAACGCTAGGTTTAATACGTTTAAGTTTGCTCCGGCTGAAGAATCCATTTCGTAGATCGCAATTGTTGATCTGCCTTGAATTACTTGAACTGCTTTAGCTAAGTCTGCGCCTGGAAGAGCCGCTGTTGCTTCGCCAGTAAATGTTACGATACCGAACTGAAGTTTTGGTCCTTGTACGTTAACTGCCGCGCCAGTAGTGTAAGCGTTTAATCCGCCATTTGTGTAAGAACTAGCATCCTGATGGAATACTGGTTGAAAGTCACTGTTTGCTTTTGTAAATTGTGCCATTTTTCTATTTCCTTTTGTTTTAAAAGTACACGTTCCATGCACTTTATATTATTTTGAATTTCACACCCGTGAGATTCATACAAGTATTTATGCCAGAAGTAAAAAAATTAGGTTAATTATCGTGTGGCTGATCTATTAGCCGCACTGAAGGTTGATCTTGGAACCAATTTGATATCACCTTTAGGATGGGCCATTACATAACCTTCTCCTCCAGGCTTGCCATTAATGCTTTGTTTAATTGGTGATTCTTGGCTATCGAATTTATTGATAATATCATCTTTGGTTTTCATAATAGACGATACTACATTCCATAAAGACATAAATGCAGAACTGTTTTCTTGTATGTATTCATTTACTTTAGTTTTCATTTTTGCTGATACTTGTTCTCTGTTTTCTAACCAAGGAATAAAATCACTACCTAAATTAGTTAAACCTGAATCTACTTTACTGTTCATGTATGCGTATAACAAATCAGGAAACCCTTTCATTTGTTTTTGAGTGAGTGTATTAGAGTCAAGCAATTTATCTATACTTGCGGCATTTTTCTTTACTATAAGTTGAAGTTGGTCGAGAGCACCGGTATTCACTTTGACAGGCTGTGTTGTTGTTATGCTTGGCACTACTAATACAGTTGTTTGATTTTGAAATATATCAATATTCTTAAAAGGCCCTTCGTTTCCGCTGGCATCAACTTCTCTATGAATAACAATTCCAGTCATACTTTGACCAATTCTTTTTCCTAACTCACTATCTTTATACACAGCATATTGTACAATTTGTGGTTTAAATATATAATAATTTTCTTTAATCTGTGGTGTTTGATAATACAATAAGTCACCTTTGAAGAATCCTCTATAATTTTTAGGAGTTGCCTTTTCATACATAGAAAATATATTAGCCATGTTTTTCGCAAATGCTATACGATTTGGATCATCTTTGTGCTTGGCGCCACTACGTCCAAGTAATACTGAGTTAATTTCTTTTGGTGAAGTCGCACGTTCGACTCCGCCTTTTTTCATAAAACCACCTTTATCTGTAAAAACAAATGTGCCGTTTTCATCACGACCAAATACTATAGCTGGAGAACCATCCCATTTAAGAGTTACTGCTTTATGATTGTCCCCTGTCATACTGCGAAGTGCTTCGATAGCACGAGATGCTCCAGCACTGCCTTGAAAAAATATTAAATCCTCAGCATGTTGGATTCGTGCTTCCATTTCTCTCAATGGTTGCTTGAATTCTAAAAATCTCATTACAACAGACCTGCCCTATATCTTAATTCATCTAGTTTAGCAGGCATAACTTTTTTCATCGACCAAGCAGAGTTTTCATCCTTTTCATAATTATCAATATATGTTTTTGCTTGTGGGTATGCTGTGACAATATGTTCGACTGATCCTAAGTTTTCCTTAGTTGCTTGAGGCCCTAACAACAACTTTGCAATTTCATCTATATTACTTGATATTAATTCATTAGTTTCTCTATTAACTAACCCTTTATAAGGACTCCATTTCATGCCTTTATTTTTTGCTAAGTCAGCAATTAAAATCTGTTTGTGTACACCTTTGTATGGTGAACCTTGTGGAATGTTATGAACATGAAATTGTTGTGCTGTCTCACCGTTATCAACAACCATGATATCAACTTGTTGAGTAGTATCACCTATGTTAGTTTTAACGTGTACGATTTGTCCTGACTTGCGTGTCTCAAATCCAGCTTGTTGAAATAACTTTTCTAATTCTATTTTTGCATTTTTTGTATCTTGTACTTTAAAATGTTTCATTATTGTACCAGCATCGACAATCATATCTAAGTCGCCACTCATTTTTCCTGGTATTGGTGTTGCTCCTGAACCAATTGGCAGTGCTTTAGCACCTGTGACTTTCATAACATTGTTGATCTGTTTCATCATGTTAGGTATTAATTTTTGATCAAAATCTGCTGTATTTTGAAATATATTTCCACCTTCGACTAAGTTGATGCTGTCTAATGTTTTTTGTAATTTAGCAAGATGCTCAGTAAGATTCATCTTACTTCTCTAATAACTTTTTAAGTTTTCCTACTCTTTTTTCAGATTCAGTAACATTTTTAGATGAAGGCTTCGCTTGGGATGGCTTCGCTTGGGAAGGCTGTTTAGGCTTGCGAGACTTGGTTGCGTTTGCGAAACTGTAAGTTTGTTCTCCCAAGTCTGCTAATAATTGTGTATCAAAACTACCGTTGTCCCAATTTGTTTGCATCTGGCTAAGTATTTTGTTTTTTAACGGAACAAACGGGTCACTATCTGGTATACCTATATTTCTAGTGTATTGATCATACCAATTGGATAGATATGCTTCTAATGATACTTGATGCTCGTCAGGTTCTTGCCCAGGCTTTGCTACATAAGAGGTAGAAGAATTTAATTGACTACTTACAAGATCATAAATTGAGTCTACAAATTTTTCTACAAAGAAGTTTCTTGTTAAACTTGCTTCTCCTGTAGATTTAGGTAAATTTTTATATGTAGGGGTAGGCTTTACGGGTTCTGGAGTTTCTGGAGTTTCTGGATATCCAAATTTTGGATCTCCTTTATTCAAACCATCTGGATCTTGTGGATTATAGTCTTTTCCTCGGAATATATTCTGTATTTTTTTTAAACCGGATCTTGCTTTATCTCCGATTTTATACTCAACTATAATGTCATTGCTTTTCATGCAACTATCCTAATTAATTTTCTTAATTGTTTTTGAGAAACGAGTGTTGTCTCTTCCACGGATAGCACTTAACAATTTCTTTTCAAGTAATTCAGCCTTATCTTCATCGTAATTACGTTGAATATACTCAATAAGATTTAATGCACTAGAAATAATGTTGTTGCCACGAGATTCTACGATATGAGGAACATCTCGGTTTGCACCGATTGACTCAAGTTCTTCTAATAGACTTCGTGTTTTCTTTTGCATAAGGGTATCTCTTAATTCCGTGTATAGTATTTAGTCGTTATGAGCCATTAATGTGAATCTTTTAGATTATTCAACAGTGATTTTAATTTAGTTCCTTGAACATCCGCTCTTACATTTTTGTTAGCAGGTTCTATTTGAGACTGAACAATTTGATCTGTTTCTCCAACAGTAGATGTAGTTTTAAACTTATCCATAATTGATTGTGCTGATGGCTGTAGTTGTGATGATGAATTTGCTATAGTTGATGTACCAGGATCTGTAATACGCAATGTATCAACATTGAATGCTAACTCCACTTTTTGTCCTACACCAGAACTTGATCTTGTCTTCATTAACTGAATCTGATATTGACCACGTTCTCTCATGCTACGAGATGTAAAGATACCGAACACGTTGTCAGCAGTATTAATCTTACTGATACCACCTGATATATGACTGTGATCGAATTCTATCTCTTCTACCGCACTTCTGTTTAACTGTGATGCTGTCACAAAGAGTATATCTAATTCTTTTGCTAAATTACGCAATTCTTCTGAGACATACTTGTCTTTAACATACAAATCAGAAGGACTTACTTTAGCACTGACAGGCATTAACAAGTCTAAGTAATCAACACACAAGAAGTCGAGTTTCATACCTGTTTGTATCTGTAACTCTTTACAATATGCTCGTAAGTCATTTACTGTACTCTGAGCAGGCATGTACTTGATTCTTAATTGACCAGATGCTTTTTGTTTCATCTTTACTTTCATTTCAACATTGTCTAAATCTTTAAAGATTTCTTTTGTGCCAGTATCAGTAACCATTGAATCGATTCTCATCGCTGATAAGTTCTCACTCAATTCTAAAGTAACATATATGCCTGACATTCCAGCAAGAATCCAATTAACGGATAGATTTTGCATGAACAATGATTTACCTGAACCTGAACCACCAGCAAAAATATTTAACTCTCCTCTATTAAATCCACCATAGAGTTTCTGATCAAGTACAGGCCAACCTGTTGATGCTTGACCATTACTTGTTTTCAAATGCATCAATCGAGCCCTAGGATCATCAAAGTAATCAACACCCATATCTCTTAACAAAGAAATTTGCACTGCATCTTTAATGAGTTTCTCTACAGGATCATAATCACCCTTTTCTAAAAGGTCTGCTGATTTCATAATTGCTCTTTCTAGTTCTTGTCTACGAGTAAATGACTCAAACTCGTTCATAAACCATTCATAGTGTCCTTCATTTAAATCATCTACAACAGCAATTGTCATTCCCGTCGTTGCTTGAATTTGAGTTGCGTCAGGTAACACCTTGTAATTATCAGAGTGTTCTAACATAAACTCAGCAACTGGCCTGAGTTTACGATCAAAGTTTTCTGGATTGAATATGTTTGTGACTCGCACATACAATTCTGCGTTTGTTATCATCATTCGCAAGAAAAGTTCTTGCACCTCTGCGTTAAATTCTTTTAGCAATTTTATTCCTCATCATTTCTATTTTTATTTTACTGCTTGTTGCAGTCTCAAGTATACTTAGTAGGGTAGGCAATCTTCCATATTTTATTAATGCATCATTTGCATCTTTTACATCGTCTGCCCAGTTAGGTAAAGACACGTCAAACCCTAGTTCTAATGCTCTTTCACATATCTCTAGTCCTGTCTTATCCTGATCTGGAACAACAATAATTCTCTTACCCAATTTCTTTAACACACCAACTTGATTGTCGTTGATTGTATTGTGAGTCAATGCACAACCATTCATTGAGATTGCATCAAAGATTCCTTCAAAGACTAAACACACTTCCCAATCAGATTTTTGTAGATCAATACCAAACACATATCCTGGCTGTTGATCATTGATAAATTTAGGCACTCTATCATCTAAGTATCTGCTCGTACTACCTACAATTTTGTTTTCATACGTGTAGGGTATGATCAATCGTTGTGAGTTTCTACCTTCTTCGTTTGGCGTGACTAAGAAAGGATAATCATTGTGTGTCAACCCTCTTGTCGCAAGATAGTCAATGTAAACTTTATGTTTTGGATTAGCAGTGTAAATTAATTCGCCTGCAGGCATCTCAACTTCTTTAAACTTAGGCACTGCATGTTGTTTCTTTTTTGTTAAGATAGAATCAAGCAAGTCTTTGTGTTGCAAAGAATGTAATGACCATTTGTTAATATCAGTGTCATCCATACCACACCAGCCTAAGAATCTACGACAGTTTCTGCTGATGTTTCTACCTAGTTTGAATCCGCATTTGAAATTGCAGTTAAAACAATGATACGACCAATCATCTCCGTCTTGTTTGATACCACCACGCATACGTTTGTCAGGACTATGGCCATTATGAATACAACACGGAGCATTGAACGAAGTCCAACCGCTTTGTGTCTTTTTCTTTTTGCCCGGAGCAACCGTAAGTATATCAAACATAACTGTTATTATAAACTAAAACGAGAGAGAAAACAAGTAAAGCGGGTATCTTATCTTGCCAAAATAGTAACTATATTACCCACATTTGCTTCGAACTT